CCCGTTTTCCCGGATTTGGTTTGGTCCTGTAATTACAGGATACTGACCAGGGTCACACCCGCTAGGGTGCTACCTGTGTGCCTATCACGTGTCTCGCGGACAGCCTTAAACTTTCCGGTAGGTGGGTCGTAGGACCCCCCTAATCGGAGGAAGCAGGCCATCTGCAAGGACGGTGTCCACCCACGTCTCCCGACGTTGATGGTCTCCGCGCGTGATGCTGCAGCACTGCGCAGCTTAATCGGGCGTTGCCACATTCGGCTCCACTCGGTGACTGCTGCGCTGGTTGTGGCATTGGTACTACCTTCCTCCCCTGCGAAGAAAAGCCAATCTTCCAGGGGCCCCCCAAAATCTTCCACATGAGAATCTCGTGGAAAAATCCTAAGGAGCTTATCAAGACACCAGGACAAGACAGCCCTTACGCTACAAGGGGGTAGGAACCCCACAGTCCTCGCGATTTTATTCGCGAGTATGTAAGCGGACTGCTCATCCTCGGGCCACGTGAAGTCGTAGGATTGCAACATCTTATCCTCCGACAGGTCGCAAAACCCGCCGCAAGACTCCCGGAAGTTACCCGAGATGTACGACTTCTGGTGGTTCACCTTCCAACTCAACTTTTCGACAAAAGCGATAAACTGCTCTGCCGTGCCTGGGGACATAATGATGTCATCCCCGTAAGCGGTTGCCGCCGGGTCAAACTGGCGGGCGTAAGCTAGAAGGGTCAGTGTAAGCATGTCAAAGGTGAAGCCGCACCCCATGGGTGCCAACATGCTTACAGGGTAGTACGTACCATCGTACTCGAACGCAGTATTACGCAAACGAGCGAGATGGCGTACCACCCTCTGGGGAAACAAGGACCTAACGACGTCCCACCGGTTGCGATTGCTCGCATCGGAGAAGTCAATTGTGGCCCTCCCAGATCTGATTAGGCTTTTGTGGACCTCCTGCCAGTACTGGATGTCAATCCCAGTTTTGCGCCGGAGGAGTTCCCTGAGGTCCAACGCCAGCGAGAGTTGCGCCACCATGTTCCAGGTGGGCTCGCAGGTTATGACACGGTCCTTTTCGTTGTTCTTAAGGACCGTGGTGACACGAGAGACTCCAACCGCTTCAACACACCGGAGGAACATACGCTCGAAAACGTACAATCCTATACCCTTTAGG